GTTTCCGAAAAGAGTCCGGCCGTTTTCCCCGCATCTGAGAGGATCTTAACTTTGGGCACATCCACAAACGGTAACCTGGATCGTCCCTTGCGGGACATCCAAACCTCCGTTGTGTGGGATGCTGAGGTGGGGATTTCCGAGGCCTCTTCTGCGAAGAAGATGGTCCGGGATTCGAAAGAATCGTCCTCACTCAACATGTACCCAAGGCTCTCGATCCGAGATCGATATATCTTTCCCGCCTCTTCCGCGTTAGCGGAAACTGTTGTATGGTCGTCACCGACAATACGACTAAGGCGGGGGAATCGCATGCCCGCGAGGGCATACATTCCCGATAGCGTTAAGACTGTTTTGCTTCCATGGTCACCCATGAAGCAACCCCTGGCAGAGACTCCTCTGAGTATCTCGTTCTCCATCCTCACGGAGAAAGGACGGGAACTCGAGAGGAGGTCCCTGACCACGGAGTGGTACCAGGGCTGCACCGGCATTACTGCCTGCATGCAGTCCACCACACATCTTATCGCGTCGTGATATGCTCGATCAGTTGCCTCACTTAAGTCTGAGTTGAATGCCTTTATCTCACCTCGCGGTGCGAAGAGCCATTCAAGATCCGGATCTGAGGCGGACAGCGAGAGCGAGAGCTCCCATGCATGATTGGTACCTGAGACCCCACTACTTGTCTCACGACAGGTCTTGAGGGCTTGGTAGGTTAGGTGGGCCCAAGGGGATAACACCGTGGAGTGGTGGAAGCTAGGAATAGTGATAATCCTAGACTTTTCCCCCACTTCATCGATGGTTCCGACTCTGACCGAGAGGGTCTGTTCGCGCGCCTCTTTCACTCGCGAGAGTGAGAGGTGGAACAGGTACTCTCCCGGTTCCTCATCCGCGAGGATGAGTTCGTCGGTATATTCCCCCGTGGCCAGGTCAATCCTGTAGACGTCCTGGGGTTTGGAAAGTAATTCTCTCGCAAGAGATGTTTTACCTCCCCTGGCCCTAGGATTCTCCAGGCATGCCGATGCGCCCAGGGACACGTGAGTGTTCCTGACCGTAAAGGCGTTGACCGCCAAAACCTCCTTCAGGTATGCTTCCAGCTCGGACAGCCGGGAAAGAGCCTCTGGATCTGGATCGACCTCACCGGTGACGGTGTCGATCCATTTCTCTAGAGACTCTTTCCTGATCTCGTCGCTGGGGTAACCGGATGCTCGGGTCTGCAACAACGTTAGTTGTTGGACCCTTTCCTCCACGTTACCTTTAACCCTGTTTATGACTCGTGAGAGCCATGAGCAGGAGCGCGGGATCTCAACCTCGGCCCCTGTGAGGATTGCCTTGCGGCACTTCTTCACAACGGCCTTTAAGAACTTGTGAAAGTTCTTTTGGTTGAGGCTGTTCGAAATCAAGGAAGCATTCACTTGGTCGAAGAATTCTGTCGGTGCGGTCGGATCCGCGAGGATCACTGAGTTAGTTCTCATCTCGCAAGAGATAAAGATCTTCCTCAACTCGACCCATCCGGCATCGGTGGAAGCTAACCTGTACAACTCGCGTTGTACAGGTGGCTTCAACCGGTGTATCCAGAATAACCTCGACAAGAGGGACCTCCGGGCTACCGGAGGCAGATCCTTCGCATACATCCAACCCTCCCCGCGCAAGCGGGAAGAGTTGATCTCGGGGTGACCCGAGAAGATATGCCGAAGGAACCCTCTATCAAGTGGACCAAAAAGCATGGGCGCGTGCTGGTCAACCCGCAAGGGTTTCCAACCGGCCTCGCCGTCCAGTTGTCGCTGTACTGCCTCCGCTACCTCTCGGTAGGGGACAGAGCGATCTGATTCCAGGGAGTCCCTCCAACCGCCCCGCCTTAGCAGGCAGGTAAGCGGTGGAAAGGACATCCGTAGAGCGTTAG